CCGACAAAATTATTGAGATTGGTCTTGCGCCAGTGGAAGAGTATTATGGCTCTGAAGTTATGTTACACTACCCGGGTTTATATGCGGGCTCAACAGATTTGGTTTGCATGCATAATGGCAAAGAAACTATTGTTGACTTCAAACAAAGTAATCGTCCGAAGAGGGAAGAATGGATCGAAGATTATTATCTGCAGATTGCCATGTACGCCATGGCACACGACTACGTCTACGGTAGCAAGATTGAGCAAGGAGTTATCATGGTTTGCACGCCTGACTTATATTATCAAGAATTCAAAACAGAAGGCGCTGACCTTCGAGCCTGGAAACACAAGGCACTAAAACGAATCAACATGTATAATGAATTAATACATGATGAGAAAGAAAGAGCTAAAGTTAACCTAAACCCGGAGGATTTTTTTAATGGCGCGTAAAAAACTAGAATTGCATGGATATTACTTTGATGGTAAACAAATGTATACTATGTACATTGATGGAGATGGTAAAATTATAATGAAAAAGGAGAAATTATGAATGACAAACTTAGAAACGTTCTAAAGAAGAGATATGAAGCTGACATAGAAGACGCTAAATACAAGATAAAATGCTATAGCGATCAAGAGTTAATCATACCTGAACACCCAGATATTACAGGCGAAGTTGACAAATTGTTACTGAAAATGGCAGAAGCTCACGACAAATTGGCAGTAATGAGTCTGCATTATGGCAAAAAAGAGGCAGATAAAAATATATTGTGATAATTATGCCACAATTGTGGTAAATATATCACACCAAAACTCCAGTGTATATGTATGGTAAAAAAAATAAAAAAAAAAATAAAAACTACTCTAGAAAAAGTGTCTAATCTGTCACTTTGATTAAAAGTGTTGGTATATATAGCTAATGTCTGCCAAATTATGGTTTTAAAAAGTGTCATGTGACAGAAAATAGTGTCACCTTACAAAATATTACAGATTGCCTATGCGCGCGCGATACAAAAATCTGGTAAAACTGATTTTTTTTAGATACATATACAGAAATGAAATCCAAGAAAAAATCGAGAAGAATAAACAGCTACACTAAACCAAAGACTGTCAAAGAGTCTGTTGTGTTTCCGTATAAACGTGTACGGATCGATTGGATTGATATCATAACTGAGGGCGGCTGGGGTTCAGAGGTTGAGTTTAAAAATATGAAACTAGCTACACCTGTAAGTGAAGGTTGGTTATTTAGTAAAGATGATGAGACTGTAAGAATCTTTGCTGGGTACGATGTAGAAGCTGATGGCTCTATTCATTTTTCGGAGAGATCGGTTTTTCCAACTTCTTGTGTGAAGAAGATAACTCGGATTCATTAGGTGTCACATTTAAAAGAGGTGCGTAGTCGTCTAAAATTTGTTTCATTTTTGCTTCTAGTTCCTGTTCTGACATGTCTTCTAATTTCCCAGTTTTTATTATTTTGCGGTCTATGTATAGCCCTGCTGCTTTACCTCTACTTACTTCAGCGTTTACAGCAGACGAGAAACTACCTTTCTTCAAAGCCGCTTGTTTAATTCTATCTAATTCAGCTATGTGTTTTGCATAACTAACTTCATGTTTTTGTAATCGTTCGTCCTGTAGTTTACCTATGTATTGTACTACCAGTGGTGATAGTCTTGGATTAGTAAGCTCACTACCTTCAACACGTGATCGTTTGGGTGAGTATCCTGCTAGCTCTGCTGCTTCAGATTTAGATACAGGTCCGTCAGGTCCACCAAATATTAAATATTCAGCAAATCTTTTTTGCATTTCTGTTAATCTTTTAGGTACTCCCATGTTGACAATTTAAGGTAACTCTCCTATAAAGTCAAGGTATGAAAGATAAGCGTACATATACACATTTGAAAGAACATGGAGAAGACATGAGTCACGAAAACGAAAGCAAGGTAGACCCTAAAGAAGATAGAAGTTCGTTAGATTTAACTTTTATGATAGAACAACACAAGAAAGAAATTTGGGAGTATAAACAAAAAGAGTCTGAATGGATTAAAACAGAAAATTTAGCAATTGGTTACAAAAAAGTTATAGAAGAATTAAGTGCTAAGTTAATTGATCAAGTGAGAATAATTGCAGAATTAGAAAAAGAAATAGAAAGACTTGTTGCGGAGAACAAAAAATGAGAGTAAGAGACTTACAACAATTCTTAGAATCTTTTACAGCTAGAGATAAATCTGCATCAGGTCAGGGTAATGCGATTAGCGATGCGGTTATCTATGTTGAAGTAAATGGTCAATTAAGAGAAATAAAAAAAATGGAAGTACACGAAAACAGTCAGACTATATTTGGTTTACATAAAAATCATCATTCACACCGTCTTGTAATGAAAACAGGAGAAGTATCGAGCATAGTTTTACCGGATAAACTACGTACTCCAGGCGCATAATGCGCGGGGTAATTACCTCGATAATGACATGGGTCCAGAGGCAAAATTTTATCAACAAATCAAAAGAAATTTTAAAGAGTTTTCGCTTATTCGACTGGAGAATTCCAGCTTACTTGGTACTCCTGATCTATTGGTCTGCAATACTTCTGGGCACTTTTGCACTGTAGAACTCAAGGTAACGAAGAGTAAAAAAATTAGATTCTCACCACACCAAATAGCATTCCATAAACGTCATCCAAAGAATACATTTATCATGGTAAAGGCCCTTGGTCCTTTACCCAAGAATACTTCTTCAGTATTCTTGTACCGTGGTACACGGATCACTGAGCTTGCTGCTTGTGGCTTGACGCTTGACCCCTGTGCTTGTGGCTTTACCGCTTGTTGCTTGATGCTTGACCAGGTTGGTTCGAAAGCTTGACGCTTGGTGCTTGAAGCTTGAGGCCCGGACCAGGTGCACGCTGATTCCCAGCCGTCGCCGGTTCTTTGCTAATGACCTGATCCGAATTTATTCCACGCGGGAATTCTGTTTTAGTGTTTACCATAAGAAACTGTTTTAATTGTGGCGTCCCAGCATTGTCGACAGTCTCTGCATTCATTGTTTTGTTTTGCAGCTGGACACGTCGCGCCAGAGTCAACAACCTCCGAAGAGTGAGACCACGAATCAGGCGCCCGCTGGTTCACCATGGGCGCGCTAAATCGTATGACTAAATTGTTGGGCTTGTCTGTCAGGTGGTCCTTTATCCATGCTTCACGGGTAGGCATCCAGTGCCTTTTGCCAGGTGTGAGCTGGCAAACCTTATAAATTTTTTGTAAGTGATCTAAATCCTGGACGTCGCCGCTGTCATGCCAGCGGAACACATCAGGCTTTTTGCTGTTGATTAGGTGAGCCATTGCCTGGACCCAGTCCGGGCTCTTGATGGCTGCCAGCCTTCGATACTGTGCATTCTGCACAACCTTAAAAACATAACAACCTTTGAGCGCGTAACAGTCAAAGCATACGCTGCCTGGGACCTTCTGTAGCTTGCCGCCAGTCTTGCATTCCTTCGCAGGTAAACCTATTGACCAGCCCGGCATCTTTGACGGTTTGCTTAGGCTGCCTCCGATAATTTTTAAAGCGTCTTTTGTTTGCATAATTTCTTTCTCCTTGATTCTCCTATAACACCATAAAGACGTCTTGTCAAGCTTGCTGCTTGAAGCTTGCAGCTTGCGGCCTGGTGCTTGTAGCTTGGGCCCTGATCCTCCAGCCAGCGCCAGTGGTTAATTAAAATTTTGTTGTACTCCGGACCATGGTTGGCGTTTGTCTCATAAATTTTTCTAGTCATAATTTCTTTCTTAGGATCAGTTAGTCCTGTTCCGCCGTTATCTAGCATCGGTACGTGGCGGCGAACTAGAATTACAACCATCCACGAAAAGTTAGGCACGCTGACTAACTGATCCCAGGTCATAAGTTGCGGTACCTTAGATTGCCTGCATATGCATCTTATGACCAGGGATCAGTCCTCTGGATTACAAAGACAGCCAACTAGTGGCGGTGTGATGCAACCCAAGGTTGTCCCGCTAGTTTGAGTTTATAACGCCGTAAACTAGCAAAAGGGCGTAGGTAAGATTAGTTAAATCTTAAATCCAATATAATACTTGACAATCCTATTGTCAAGTGTTAAAAAACATTTATGCAAAATAAAACAGAAAGAGGAAATATGACTAAAGAAAAAAGACAAACTCTTAATGCAGATAAGAGAAAAGTTATTGCAGATGTATTTCAAAGTCATTTTGAAGATAATTCAAAATACAAGAAACAACATACTGATGCAATAACAAACTACAATCTAATGAGAGAACAGGCAAAAGTTAAAATGAATGACCTTGTTAGATTTCATCAACCACAGGAAGATGTAGATACAATTAGAAGAATGATAGGAAAGTATGATAGTAGTGGTGGGGACTTACACCATGATAATTGTTTCTATGTTCAATCTGATACACCTCGTATGGACAAAGATTATAATGGTAATCCAAAAGAAGTCTATGATGAAGTGCAAATTCAGTTTCAAGCTGATTGTGATTTTCTAACTTCTTATTATCGTGATGAGTTAAATGCAAAAGGACTTGACGCAGATTATGATGTTAGAGTAGACCATAGTGGTAAAGACAAAAATCCAACTTATTACAAAGCTGAAACTAATGTAAGAAATCATTTAGGTTTTGGTGGTCGTAATGATGAGAGTGGTAATAAAATGTATCACAAAGATGAATGGGAAAATGACTTTAAACTTTGGGTTATTGGAACATCATATTGTCATAGTAGACAATTCCAAACTAAAGACTACGAGTGGTTTAATAAATTTAAGTCAGCACAGGAAAATGTAATCATGGCACATAAAAATCTATTTGCCAATGTTGAAAAGAAAATGGAAAAACTACGAATGGGTTTAAAGTCTTATAGATACTTTGACCAAGCAAAAGAGTTAGCTGATAAATTAGGTGTTGTATTAAATGAAAGTGTATTGAATGAAAGTAGTTCAATGGCATTATCTATTTATAGTCCGACTAATCTAGCTGATTTATTAACTGATGAAGTTGAACAAACTAGAGAGGAAAAAATAGCAATAGCCAAACAACTATTGCGAGAACAACAAAGTATAAATTAACATTTGACAACCTATCCTATCAATGATAGGATAGGTACAGAAAGAGAGAAATACATTATGGAAAACAACACACAATTTAGAATAACTTATTATTCTAACAAAGATAAAAAACACATAACAAGAAATGCAAAGTGGACTGACAAGTGCAGATTTTGGACTAGCAAACAAGGTGCAAAATTAATGACATACTTTGACATGGACGCAGACAATTATAGAACTGCTAAAGGCAGTTGGAAAGTGAGGTACTAATGATTGATTGGAATATAGTTTTATATATTGGATTAGTTTTAATTGTTTTTGGTTTTGGACTATTCTTATATGCAGAAATGAAAGAAAGAGAGATAGACAGAAAAATGGCTGAGAACCAAAGGTTCATTGACGCAATGTTGAGGGTAAAAAAATGAGCGAATATGTTTGGTGTCATGGTACTAAGTGCCATACTAATCACACACAGGACAGAATAAGAGGTGTCCAAGGTTCTAAGGTATTGAGGACTAGAAAGATAAAACAAACATCATGGAACGCAAGGAATGTCTGGTCACACTTTTGTAGTCAAGGTTGTTACACCGACTTTATGCATGAACATTGGGAAGAACAGATTAGACTACACCCTAGAACCGAGTGCCTTGAAACTCCAATCAATGTAGTTGTAAAAACTCACACCGATTATTATGGCAATCCATATAAACAAAAAAGAATACAGGCTATTGACAATGCTTGACTTATCCTATAT